AATTAGATATCTCTCTTAATGTTTCTACATTATATATGGATATACCTTCTATTAAAGCATTAGCTGTTAAAGGATAACTTAAAGCATCTGCTAGTTTTAAAGATATGTTTTCACATATTTTTAAAGCAATATATAAGCTACCTTGATTTATATGTTTTGTAGCTATATTAGATTGATTAGCTGCCATTTTAGCAAGACCTACTAAAGCATCTTTATCAGGTAAACTACCATCTCTAGCCTCGTTAAGACCCGTGACATCACGTATCATTTGTAAATAGTATTGATACGTTTGTATTAAAGCTGCTAGTTTTTGACCACCAGCAGATGACTGTAATTCTTGAATAGGTATCTTGCCTCTATTTGGATCACCATCTTGCGTCAGCGATCTACCGACTATACTACCTGTTTGGAAATACATATTCAACGCTTCAGCTGGATTGTAGTTTGTTCCATTACCTAGATCAACTTCTGCTAAACCGTCCATATCTAAGAACACACCATCTGGAACCATTCTAGCTAGTACTTGCTGCATCTTTAAATGCGTCAACTGTATCATGTCTGCAAAACCTGTACATCTACTTACAATAGATTCTATTCTACCTTTGTACATTCTTGGCGCAACTATAGAATAATTCATTTCTACTTTAGTAGTATCAGCAGCTGGTCTTGTCATATTTTCCGCTAGCTCCCACTTAAGCATTGTGTTTGTTCCTAACACTTTAGCTCCAGTGTATAATACTTCTATACTTCTACCGACTCTTTCAAACCCATCATTTGGCGGAGGATTAAATTCGTCTGTTTTTTCTATTATTTTTTCTAAACCGTTTTCAGTTCTTTTTAATTTAAAAACCTGATTCATGTAAGTTTTATATTCAAAATACATTACTTGAACCGTGTTGTTGTCATAGTTGCCCCACCCAGTTATATACTGCCTGTTACCAGGCATTTCTTGAATTCTTTGTAATTCTTCTTCTGGAATATTAGGAAACTGCTTCTTAAGCTCTGGTATAGTTATTGATTTAACTTCACCAACATAGTATATGTCTTGAAAATTAGGATCTTCTGTGTAAGAGTATACTAAATAAGAAGGATCAACGTAGTCTAAAGTTATGCCATTAGCTACATTAAAACTAGTTTTTGCACATGCTATCCCGCATACAACAAGATCTTCGTTTAATCTTCTTTTAGTAAGTTCCCATTTATTTTTAGCTAAAGTCTGCGTTATAGCTTCTTCTTCCGCTATTTCAATAGCCTGTTTATAACTTAACTGTAAATGTAACTCTAATTCTTCTTTTGTTTCTGGTAAATCTGCAGGAGGAATACTTGTTCTTTGTAATTGAACTCCTAGTAAATCTTCAGCAGCTTGCATTTGTTCCTTAGCAAACATATCTTCCGCAACAGCAGTTGCATACATAGTTCTTTTATTTACAGAAGCAGGATCTTGAGAATAAGCTTTTATGTCATATTCTTTACTAGATATACCGTTTACAACAATATCAACAAACTTAGATAATATAGGAACTGGCTTCCAGTCTAGATTTAAGTAACTTAAGTCACCGTTTATTGATAGTTCATCTTTGTATTTTTGAACAGGTTGTTCACCTCTAGCATATAATCTTAAGTGATGAAAATTATTAAAACTAGTAAGATATCTATTACCATTAGTTCGGCCTTGATTAAACCACTCTGTCTCAATAGCCTGCGCCACTTGTGAACCATATTCTAACGAAGCTTTTTCATAATCCGGTACTACCTGACTAGGAAAGGCGCTATTTGAGTTAGTGTACATTTTCATTTATTCAATTATTTTTGACATTGTTCCTTTATTATTATATCTTTTAAAACCAAGATCATAAGTTTTTCTTGTAATTGTAGGTATTGGTCTATATTTGTTTTTATTGCAGGCCATTATTGCTAGGCCAGAACTTATAGAAGCATCATGTTTTGTTCTGTTATTTATATTAAATTTAGACCAATCGTTTAATGTTCTTTGAAAGTAAACATCTCCATATGTTCCATTTTGTTTTAAACCTACAAAATCTTCTATATATGATTCTATAGCAGCCGCGTGAGCTTGTTTAATATCTTCTGATGAATTAGGTATTCCACCTATCTCTCTTTCTGTAATAGATAGTTTTAATTTATCCGGTCTATTCATTGCAAAACCTCTGTAACCTCTTCTTTTAAAATGATACAGTAATCTAGGTTTATTATTTTCAGCTAATATAGGCATTCCATAAAAAATACAAGCCATTAAAACATCTTCAAAAAACATTTCAGCGGTTTGAGGTCTTGCTATATATTCTAAAAAGAAATGATTCGCAGGAGCGTTCTCCATGCTAAACTTAGTTAGACCATGTAAAGATCCATTAGAACCTCTACCATCTACTGTTCCTGATATGTCATAAGAGTCACATCCAAAAGCTCCCATGTGTTCATTAGCTGGGTATTTTATACCTCTTTTAATTATAATCTTATTTTGTTGACTAACATCTGGCACCCATGATAAATAAAATTTACCATTATTTTTAGGTGCAAAAAGAACTCGTGTATCTTTTATTCCGTTTTCCCAGTAAAAATCTCCTCTTGTTACTAGTTTTGTTTTACCAACATCACCATTGTAATCTATTTGCTCGTAAATCTTAGTTAAATTAAATAACGAAGATTTAGCTTCGTCTCTAAAAGCATGTTCTTCAGTTCTTGGAAATTGCCTATAGAATTCATTTAAAGCGTCTTGATCTTGCTTTAAACCATCTACTTCATTTTGCCAATATTCTATTACCCCTTGTTTTATTTTTACTCCGTGAGGGTCTTCAACCGGTTTCTTTGGTGTGTCGAATACAGGTACGCCATGAGAATCAATGTATCCTTCGTAGTTCCATTCCATAGGTATGAACAAAGAATAGAGTCCGCTGCGAGTCTGTCCATTGGCGTTTCTTTCTGTAACATCTGAGTCATAGTATAATTTCTTGAAGTTATCACCTCCTTTGTCTAAAGCATTAGATGTTGAACCCATCATACACTTTCCAATAATTCTACTACCTAATCTAAGGGTGGTTTTCGTAACACGCCAGTTGTTGAGGATGTTGTTCGGCCTCTCCCATTTACCGGATTCATCGTGGACGAGGAGTTTGAGTTTCTCCCCATCATAGGCATTGTCGCCCGTGTTTTTCCAATCGATAGTGGTATCGAGTCCCTCAAGATCGGTCGCGGTCTCGTTGGCGATGAGTTTCCTCCTGGTGAATTTGGACGCTGGTACTCTATAGGCAAGTTCGGTTTTGGGACGGTCCATTCCGTCTTGTATCGGTTTAAAAAAGAACGGATAATTGACCGATATTGGTACGACTTTATCAGTGAACATTGTCTTCGCGTCGGCCCCAGATTTGGACAATATTCCGTATCGTGAATCGGAATTAATAGTTGCAAGATTAACCACCTCTCCTGATGCCATAAAAGAAAATCCCGATCTACGGTTTTTGAGATAGCACATTCCATAACACCTGACATCGGCTTTACAAGCTTCCCAGAATATAAAGAATAATCTGTTTGCTTCCCTAAAGTCTGGTTTCCCAACATCAATTTTGGACCACTGCAGGTACATATAGTGAGTACCAGTAAGGTAAGTAGCCACACTTTTATTATAGAACCAAAAACCTTGTTCTCTTCTATTAAATTCTTTATCAATATAATCATACCATTTTTCTTTAAAATCAACTGGGTATTCTTCCCAATCAAAAATTGTTTTGATTTTTTTGAAAGCAACTGGTAGTGTTTCTCTATTCCATTTGTTGTTTTTAAATTTAACAACATCTTTAGGAACCTCAGGTAGCCCTATATATAAATTTTGTATTTTATATATTTCACCTATTTTTCCTGTTTTAGATATAATAACTATATCATGTTCTTCATTATAACCATACTCCCACTTGTTATACCTATTCATTCTTTTTAGAACTTTAGGTTTTATGTGGTCTTCAACAACAGTAAAAAGATCTTGCGTATACATTATTTAGATCTTCCTTCTGCAAAACCTTTAAAAGCTTTTTCTTCTTTAACTTCTTTTGGTTTTTCGTTTATAATATTTTCTTCTTCTTGTATTCTTTGTAATATTTCAAAGGCATCAAATATAGCTAATTTTTTAGTAGCCGCGGCGTTCTTAAGTCTATCTGCTGAGATGTCAGGGCCAAAATCTATAATGGGCTCTTTAGCGACTTTTATTAATTCTTCAACCGCTACTTGCCCAGCTTGGATTATACTCTTCTTGGTTTTCTTTATTTCCATATTTAATTACAATATCATTAGATTTCATACAATATAAACGCTCGTTCTCTACATTAAAATCATATTCCCCATAAGGAGTATAACCAACACAGTCTCCCTCGTTTATTCCTAGCGCTTCTAAGGAACTATTACCTATTTTAAGTATACCAATAAGGTGCTGTTCTTTATTTGTTGTTAATTTGTCCTTAGATTTTAAAGGTTTAACAAAACATCTATTGTTTACAGCTTTCCATTTGTTCTCATTTTTATATAAGTATATTTGATCAAGAGCACAAAAAAACAGATTATCTTTAAAGTAAGATCTTGATTTTTTCTTTACACCTTGCATACTATAAAAAGTTCTAAAAACATTATGGTGTATTAACACTAAATCTCCTTTTTTTATAATAGTTTCATAAGCAGCTGGAGTTTCAATAACCTCTGCTACATTATTTACGAATTTAAAACTTTCAATTTTAGTATTTAATATAAGTTCTTTGTCACCTATTGTTTTTTTATTTTCATAAGTATCACCTAGAGGTTTTACTATAAAATCATAAAGGCTTTTCATTAATACTCTAAATCATATTCAATGGATATAGCCATGTTAGAATTAAACTTCTTCCACGGCAATACCTCATTGTTTTTCTTTATGTGAATATTATAAGAATTATCTTTCTGGTCTTGAGTTATATAGGCAATTTCATGACCACCATAGACACTTTGTCCAACAGAGTAGTGCATAGCATCGCTTTTATAATCAGCACCTATACTGATTTTTCTTATTACGTTAGTCATTAGTCCTCAGCTTTAACAACAGCTGTCTCACCATCATCATCTTTCTCTATTTCGGTGTATTCACCTGTTTGTATGTTTATATTAATAGAGCCGTATTTCTCTTCAAGAGCTTGTTTGTTTTCTTCTATTTTAGGAAGTAATAAATCTAACTGAGATAAAAGTGTGTGTTTTCTTACGTCAGACAATCCTAATTGTTCTATTATTTTTTGGTAATTAACTTGTTGTTCTTGAACAACTTTTAATTCTTCTTCTGTAATTTTAAAGCTTTCTGCCATTTTAATTTAATTTAATTGTTTGTTTGTTTACTCTAGTGTATAATATATACATATTTGAATCACCTTTAAACTGTCTAGATAAAGTATTCGGGTTAATTAAAGCATATGTTGATTCAACTGTATGCCCATTTTCTTTATTTGTATGAGTTGTTACAACTTTGTATTTGTCTTGGAATTTTATATCCTCCATAAAAACCTTATTTTTCTCATAACTAATACTATGGATTGTTTTAACTTTATTAATTTTATAGTTATCATCAACCGTTATAATACAATTATAAGATGTTTCATTTGGATTTGGTTTCCATTCGCCTTCCAATAGTGATGTTTCCGTTTGCGCGGATAAAAAACTACTAAACAACAACAAAAATATTAATATTGTTTTTTTCATTTGATTTTATTTAATTTGATTATTACTCTTACTATTTATTATTACTTATAGATTTGAATTTTTCCACACCTCGTGATCCAAAATAAGCTATATAAACAGTTGTAAGTAACTGTTTTAATAATCCAATCCACTCTTGTTCTACAGTAAAAGATATCTCGTGATGACTATCAACCCATATAAAAGCTATAGCCATAAAAGATAAGAATATTAAAGCCATAGGTCTAGTGTTTTTAGAAAGCCATGAATCTGATTTCATATCGCTTTCCCAACGCCTTGTTATTTGACTCTCTGCCTCAGCATTAGCCTTATCCATGATTTCTTGGATTTGCTTTTTAATTAGCAGCTTTTCTTCTTTCGTGGTTGTGAGCTTATCAATGACGTCACCAACTTCTTTGATGACGCCACCTGTAAGCCATTGAATTATTTTTTTCATCTATCGATAATCCTCCCGTGTGAAAACACCACCTTCAGTTCCCGCTTCTGGGCTTGTTCTGGAATTAACCGCAGGTGGAAACATACTGTTTGCTTCCGATGTTGTTACTGCTCCTCGTAAGGCTTTTCTAGCTCTAGCATTAGCAACCGTAGTTATTTTATTAGCCGTAGATTCATTAAGAGGTTTCTTACCATCTCTGGTTACTAATTTTCTTTTCGAATTGGAAAAATTTGCTGAATCTTTTTTAACTGCAATTAATTTCTTTAGTCTTTCTGCTTCTCTTTTTGATCGCGCATTTTTCCTTTGTTCTACTCCTGATAAATTAACGTCATTTTTGGTTTGATCGCCAATAACTATAGTTTCTTCTTTAACCTGTGAATTTGTGGAATTATTATTTGTGCTTGTTGAAGTAGAATTGTTTTTCTTCTTTTTTTCCGCCAACATTTCTTTGTACTTTACTGGATTATTTCTTATCCATTCCTTTTGCTTTGCTTTTTCTGCAGGGTCAGAGCTAAAGCTTGTTCTTCCACTAGAAGAACTTCCACTAGAAGAATTAGAGTTGTTGTCACTAGAAGTACTTGATCCACCTCCTGAGTGTGTAGTAGTTGTATTTCTAGTTGTGTAAGCAGGTACTTTATCACCATCTACTGGATCATGCTTGTGTCCTGCTGATCCACCGTGGCCTGCGTTAGCTGCTCCGTGGCTCATGTATTTAGAAGCTCCAAAGCTCATTATGCTAGCTACTTTAGCAGCTCCTTTTGCATAACCACCCATTCTAGCGGCTCCAAAAGATTGATTGTATCCCATTCTAGCTGCACCGCTTTGGTTTGCCGCCAACTCCTTTGCTGGAGCACTTGGTTTTTTAGCAGAATAACTTCCACCGTCTTGATTTGTTTTCATTTTTTTATCCATTACGTTTGTTTGTTTTTTGCATTAATTTTTTTTCTGCTAATTGAGCATCTTTTTCCCAAGGACCTTTACCGGCCTGCATTACTGAGTAATCATATTCTTTTCCTTTAAACATCACTTTACCAGCTCCTTCAGAATTTACCTCATAATCTAATCCACTACCTGGATTTTTTATTTCACTTTTGTATTGATCAACGTGAACTTGTTCATGAGCTAATGTTTTCTGCATTTCTACTGGATCATCTAGTAAATCTTCATTTAAAATAATAACTCCATTTTTAGGCGTTCGCGCATAAACAGGATCATCACCCATATCTCTTTCAAATACAGACGTGTTCATTTTGTTTAAATCGAACGGAGGGTTTATTTTAAATGCCATTGTTATAAGGAAATTTTTTATTAAACCATGATTGTCTTTTATCACAACCGCAAGGTATGTTAAGACCGTCTGATATTTTATCTACAACGGTCTTAATACCTGTTTTGTTAGTGAATTTAGCAATGCTATCGCCTAATCCTTTGGATTCCATTTATTATATTGCTTCTGTTGCAATTGCAAAGTCAGAAAAATACATTTGCACTGGAGTAGCAGCTTCATCAAGTCCTAATTGAACAGTTGATTGTACACCTCCTGGATTAGCAGTTAATGCAGCGTATACAGCTTTTTGCGGTGACTTGCTTCCATTAACTATAGTTGGAACACCGGCGGTTCCATCTTTAGTTGTTGTTACAGTAATATTTATTACTCTTTGACTTAAAACCGCAGCTGGTACAGTTGCAGAACCATCGTTAGCAATAGCGTATCCTGCTTGAGTACCTACAGCGCCTTCTAATACAAGTGATAACACTCCTGTTCCTGCTACGTATGATACGCTTTGGATTTGATCTACGTTGACTAATTCAGATCCTTGTGTTAATGGTGCTGCTGAGTCAACAATGTTGAATTTTAAAAATTTTGACATTTGTTTTTGTTTTGTGGCTGTTAAGCCTGGTTTGGTTGTTTTTTTTTGATTTATCAGTTTACTCTGTTTATTTATTTTTCGGTAAGGATTTTATTTTACCGTTATGTGTTCTAGCATATCTATGTGTAGATGTTTCTTTGCTAGGTATTAATTCACCTGAGTACGTAGCGTCTCCATATTTCCAGCTAACTGTCTTAGCAGCTCCATGATGTTCAGCGCCAGTAGAATTATGTCCATCATAATTATAACTACCATGTGCATCATCAAACAACGCCTCAGCGTGTCCTTTGTGGCCTTCTGCCATTTCTTTTCTACCTCTTGCTACATCTTCTTCTTCCCATGAATTAACCATATGATGCTTTGAGTGCTTTGCGTTTCCGCTGTAATGACCGTAATGTCCTTTGTGATTGTACCCCATAGTTATGAATTTGCGTGATATGCCGAAAGCATCTTCTTAGCTTCTTCAGCAGAAGAAAAACCTGATTTCCAAACACCACCTTTTTTATTATTTAAAATAACGTATTTATCGCCACGCTTTACAACGCAACCACTTCCACCCTCTGACTCTGCGCAACCTTTACCGGCCTTAGCAGCACCTAATCTGTTCATTAGAATATTTGCCATAACTATATGTTTTGTAAAGCTACTATATCAGTTAAAGCAGTTGATCCAGTTGATAACACTTTAACCACCAGTA